GTCGATGGGTAAGTCAACGTGGGTAAATGATCTATGCTGCCGGCTCGTTCAGCAGTACAGGTGGCCGATCGCATTCGCGTCGTTCGAGCAGCCGCCGCAAACGGATCACCTCCGCGCGCTCAGGACTTGGTATCACCGCAAGATGGTGAAGTATCAGTCGGAGGATGAGATCAAGGCAGCAGACAGGTGGATCAATCAGCAGTTTGTGTTCATCGTGCCTGATGAAGACGACGACGTGAGGCTCGAATGGGTCGAAGAGCGGGTCGCGACGGCCGTCATTCAGCATAACGTCAAGGTGGTTGTCATCGATCCCTGGAATGAAATGGATCACGTCAAGCCACGCGACATGAGCCTGACTGAGTACACCGGCGCAGCCATCAAAAGGCTGAAGAAGATGGCGCGGAAATATAATATATTCCTGATCGTCGTCGCCCATCCTGTGAAGCAGCAGAAGCAGGACGATGGCACGTTCAAGGCGCCAACGCTCTACGATATCAGCGACAGTTCGCACTGGTTCAACAAGGCTGATGTTGGTATTGTTGTGCATCAGGAAAATGCTGGCGCCTTCATCAGGATCGCCAAATCACGCTATCATCACAGCATCGGTAAGCCTGGAGACGTGGCTGTGATGTTTAATTCTAACTCTGGGCGATACGACACCACAGATATCTAGGAGGATGCAGATGGCAAAGGTTATCAAAGAACTCGCAGTCAAAGCCGGCGAATATACTAATCGAAACGGCGAGACAAAGGCACGATGGGTCAACATTGGTCGCGTGATGAAAACGGATGATGGCGGCACGTTTGCCCTCATCGATCGGCACTTCAATCCTGCCGGCATCGAAGTCGAGCCAGGTCGCGACAGCATCATGGTCAGCATGTTCGATCCAAAGCCTCGGGATGAGCAGTCGGCTCACAATCAGGCCAAGGCAAATGGGTACCAGCAGCAGCCGGAAGAACTAGACGATAACATCCCGTTTTGATATGGTCCGACTGACGAGATGTTTCCTCCCAAACACTCCTCAGTGAGACTTGAGGGTCGCGGCAGTCGTCGCGGCCCCTTTTTTTTGGAGATGGCAATGGCAAGACCAGGCACAATGACGGATGAAATATTCGAAGAAATCATTGAGCGTGTGTCATGCGGCGAAACGCTGGTCGGTGTGTGTGAAGATGATCATATCCCAACCATCAGGACATTGATGCGGCACCTCGCAGCAGACGACGCAAAAGACGATCGAATGCATCGCGCAAGGATCAGAGGCACACTCTGTCAGGCCGACGAGGCTGTAAAGGCACAGCAGAAGATCATCAGAGGCGATACAGCAGAATACGATCCAAAGCATTTGCAAGCCGTCGTCACAGCAGCGAACAATATGGGTCATCAGGCCAACGCAAAGCTGACCAGGATTGATAAACGGTATAAGGACAAGCAAGAGGTCACTCATACCGGACCAATGGTGTTCGGATGGCAGGATGACGCAGAAGAGCCTGAGAAGCCTGTACAGAGCGATCAGGACATTTCTGGGGTTGAGGCCCAAGGCAATGCATAACGCGCATCAGCGGCCTTCTGAGGGGATTGTAGAAGGGATTGGTGCTTGTCGTCGCAGTCGTCAGTGTCACGGCCTCGCGCACGGCGCCCGACCCGACCGCGCGTCCGCATCCTCCCGTGTGGCGCGTGTGGTGCCGGCGACCGTCTCGCTTCCCAGTGCGATCGATGGTCGTCGGCGCCTGAAACCCTTGGAAATCAAAGCGTCTGGCGATCGGCGTCAAATACTGAAACGAACGATTGAGAATTTGACAGGACCTCGAGCCGGAGGCCCTGGGGGGTGTGAGGCAGGGGTACCCCGCCTTTTCGCGCGGTCCTGTCCTACCGATGGGTCCACGGCCCGTCTGCGACCTCAATTTTTGGAGGTTTTTTGATGCGTGATTATGCAGCGGAGTATCGGAATTATCATGCCAAGACTGCGCAGAAGAAGCGGAGAGCGGGACGCAATGCGGCGCGCCGTAAGATGGAAGCGGAGGGCCGTGTTTCGAAGGGTGATGGTAAGGATGTTGATCATAAGGATCGTAATCCAAATAACAATTCTGGCGGCAATTTACGGGTTCAGGCTAAGGGCCAGAACCGTTCTCGGAACAGTATTTTGGGCAAACGCAAGTCGATATTAGGAGGTTGATATGGCGTTGTTGAGGAAGAAGGCTGCGGCAAAGAAGGCGCCGGCGAAGAAGCTGATAAAAGCGATAAAGGAGGCTGCTGCGGAGTTAGATGCCAATGAGGTTCCTGTGCCATTGGAGGCGGCGCCTGGTACTTCTGAGGATGAGCGTCGTCGTCAGGCGCAGCGTGAAGTGTCGCAGCGGCGTTTTCAGGGCAAGCCGGTCTGAGGTTTTACGTTAGGGATGTTTTGACGCCTGGGGAGGCGGCTGATTTAGCGGCTGAACCTGGTTATTTGTCGTTTACGGACCCGCGTATTTCTGGCGTTGTTTCGAAGGCGCATTATTTGGCGGATGTTTGGCTGGGGGGGCCTGGGTATGCACGGGTTGAGCGACGATCCTCTGGACATCCTTGGCACCATGACACGGGCACAAAGGGTCATATGGCGTGGTGTGCTTGGTCTGCTAGTATTTTGCTTGTTTCTCAGGATCAGTTTAGTGGGGGCGGTTTTTATTTTCGGGATATGGCGGATCAGCCGATATTTCATTACTTAGACATGGTTTTGTACGACGGGGCGCCTGAGAATGAGCATTATGTGGCGTCGAATTCTGGGGAGCGAGTTGTTTTGATCATGTTTTTTGCTGGGAGGCCTGATGAGTGAATTACAGCAGATAATTATTCCGTATACGCCAAGGCCGCTACAGAGGCGGTTTCATGCTGATTGCAAGCGTTTTAATGTTGCGGTGTGCCATCGTCGCTTTGGCAAGACGGTGATGGCGATTAATTGGCTGCTCAGAGAGATTTTGACGTGTCCTCAGAAGAATGCCCAGGGGGCTTATATAGCCCCGACGTATGGCGCCGCGAAGCGTATTGCGTGGCAGATGTTGCGCGATTATGCCGGCGTTATTCCTGGGGTTAAGTTCAACGAGGCGGAACTGCGCTGTGATCTGCCTGATGGCAAGCGGCTTTGGCTGCTGGGTAGTGAGAACCCAGATATGCTGCGCGGCATGAGGCTAGATGCGGCCGTTTTGGATGAATATGCCGACATGAATGCGCGGCTGTTTCCTGAGATTGTTAGGCCGGCGCTTTCTGACTTTGGCACGGGTAAGTGTTTGTGGATTGGAACGCCGCGTGGCGAAAACCAGTTCAAGGAAATTTACGACACGGCGCTACAGCAAATCGAGGGGGGTAGTAAGGAATGGTTTGCTATGCGTTTCCCTGCGTCGGAAACCGGCATTTTGAAGCAGAGCGAACTCGACGCTGCTAAGGCCACGATGGACCCAAGTCAGTATGAGCAGGAATTCGAATGTTCATGGTCGGCGGCGTTGATTGGTAGTTATTTTGCGAACCAATTGGATGAGATCGATCGCCGGGGCCAAGTAGGGCCTGTGCCGTGGGAGCCAAATTTGCCTGTGTTCACGTCCTGGGATTTGGGCATTTCTGATGCGACGGCGATATGGTTTGGTCAGCAGTTGCCGCGGGAGCGGTTTATTCGGATTATTGATTATTATGAGGAAACCGGCGAAGGGCTGCATCATTACATCAAGGAATTGAAGGCGCGCCCATATACCTACGGTAAGCATTACTTTCCACATGATGTCATGGTGCGAGAATTAGGCAGCGGCAGCAGCCGTTATGAGATGCTTATGGGGCTTGGCGTCCGTCCTACGGTGGTCGCGAAGCTATCTGTGCAGGATGGAATTGAGGCTGTGAGGGCAACGATACCCAAGTGTTACTTTGATCGGTCTAATTGCGCTCAAGGCTTGAAGGCGCTCAGGCATTACCATCGGCAGTTTAATGATCGCACCGGCGATTGGAAGGATCGGCCAAATCACGATTGGTCGAGCCATGCCGTCGATAGTTTTAGGTATTTATCGGTTGGGCTTCGCGATGGCGACAACGAAGACTTGTCTTCGATCGCGCGCACTGGTCGCACGTCAAATGGTCAACCAGTCATGGCGCCGGCTAAGACGAATGTCGGTTGAAATAATACCAGCATCGTATGCCGACCTGGTGTTTATTGCTAGGCGGATGCGCGCGCTGGACGCGGAGGAAATATGGCCGGTAGTGTGGCTGAAGAAGCCGGAAGATTTTGCACTTGGTATCGCGTCGTCTGGGGGGATGAAATTTATTGCGCTCTCTGGGGGCGTCCCGGTGGCTGCGTGGGGTGCTGTGGAAAATCGCCCCGCATTTTGGAGCGTTTGGATGTTTGCGACCGATCGGTGGCAGGAAGTAGCAATGCCGGTGACAAGGCAAATACGTCGTGATATGATGCCGGCGCTAATTGCTACTGGTGCGTCCAGGGCAGATTGCTGGACAATGGAAGGCCATGACGTGGCGCACCGTTGGCTTGAGGTTTTAGGGGCGAGGCGGGAGGCTTCCCTTGAAGATTATGGGCCGTTAAGGAAAACGTATCATTGTTATTCTTGGACGCGGTCTAGGTTAGAGAAGGAAGGTAAATTTTAATGTGTGTCGGACCTCTTGCACCAAAGATGCCTACGCCACCGGCGCCACCGCCGATGCCTGAGCCGCCGCCGACCAGGGATGATCCTGAAGTCAACGCCGCCGCTGCCGCGGAGCGCAAGCGTCGATTGGTGATGAAGGGTCAGTCTTCTACGATCCTGACGGGGCCGACCGGCCTTAAACAGGACGAGAACGTCGGCAAGACGTTGTTAGGAGGCTGATATGTGTGCTGGACCCTCCCGCCCCGCAACACCGCCGCCGCCGCCGCCGCCGCCGCCGGCACCGGCACCCGCGCCTGAGCAAAATGTGATTTCTCCGAATAACGATCGAAGACGTGCTATTGCTGCTGGTCGGCGCGATACACAGTTGACGGGGTCGCGCGGCGTTCTTACTCAAGCGAACGTCGGCAAGACGTTACTGGGGGGCTAATGTGCGTAAACCCACAAAAACAACAGTCAGGAGGGGCTAAAGTTCCCCAAGGTTCTGCCGGCTCGAGGCTAGATCAGGCCCAGCGGATGGCGATGTCTACAAAGGGTGGCGGCACGTTTCAGGGCCGATCGATACTTCAAGGTGTGCCGCGAAATACGGACGTTGACGCGCAGCGTAAGAATACATTGTTAGGGGTTTAATGATGAACAGCACAGATGAAATTTTTAAGCGGTTCGATAACCTACGCAATTCGCGCGGCGTTTGGGAAAGCCACTGGGAAGAGATCGCAGAAAGGGTTATGCCCCGTGCGGCTGAATTTGTAGGGGAAAAAACGCAGGGTGATAAGCGGACGGAAAAGCTGTATGACGCCACTGCTGCCTTGGCCTTAGAGCGTTTTGCTGCTGCTGTGGAAAGCCTACTTACGCCGCGTGGCGCAAAATGGCACACACTCAAAACCAATAACCTTGAACTGAACAGAATGCCGGAAGTGCGGCTGTGGTTCGATCAAGTGGCTGAGACGATGTTTCAATATCGGTATCGTCCAAAGGCGAACTTTGCCGGCCAAACGCATGAAAGTTATTTGAGCCTGGGCGCATTTGGCACAGGCCCAATTTTTGTTGACGAGGCGCCGGATAAAGGCGCCATTTACCGCGCTTGCCACTTGGCTGATGTTTTCATCGCTGAGAACGAACACGGCATGATTGACACGGTATTTCGGCGTTTTGAGGTGAGCGCGCGTCAGGCTTTGCGGATGTTTGCAGATGGCGACTTGTCTGACGACCTTCGTAAGTGCGCGCAGGAAAAGCCAGACGAAAAGATTAAACTGCTGCACGTCGTCATGCCTCGCAGCGATCGTGATCCTACGCGGCGCGATCGCAAAAATGCAAAATGGTTCTCAGGCTATTTTGAGATTAAGACGAAACACCTGATCGAAGAGGGTGGGTTTGATACCATGCCCTACATCGTCAGCCGGTATGTGACGGGTCCACGCGAGACGTATGGCCGATCCCCAGCCATGACGATCCTCCCCGATATCAAGATGGTCAACGAAATGTCGAAGACCGTTATTCGGGCATCACAGAAGGTCGTGGACCCGCCACTGCTTATTGCCGACGAAGGTGTTATGTTCCCCATCAATGCCAATCCAGGCGCGGCGACGTTTGCGCGGATGGATGGTCGCACGATGCCGCCAATTCAGCCCCTGCAAACGGGCGCCAGGGTCGATATTGGCCTCGAAATGATGGAGCAACGCCGAAAGGTTATTAACGACGCATTCCTCGTTACGCTGTTCCAAATCTTGGTCGAAACGCCACAGATGACGGCGACGGAAGTATTGCAGCGCGCGCAGGAAAAAGGCGCTCTTCTCGCTCCCACAATCGGACGTCAGCAGACTGAATTGCTAGGCCCATTGATTGAGCGGGAATTTGACATTCTCGACGGCCAAGGCCTTATTCCTGATCCACCGGAAGTGCTAATTGAGGCCGGCGGCGAATACGAAGTCGAATATGTTTCGCCGCTTTCTCGCGCTATGAAGGCAGAAGAAGGCGTTGGAATTCTACGCACTCTTGAGATGGTGCAGCCGATCGCCGCGGTCGATCCTGGCGTCATGGATAACTTTGATACGGATGAGATCACACGCATCTTGGCAGATACGAACGGTGCGCCACAGCGCATCCTTAAAGACCCTGCTGCGATCGATGCTATACGCCAACAGAGGGGCCAACAGCAAGCGGCAGAGGCGACGATGGGCATGGCCCCACAAGCGGCTGATGCGGCCCTCAAAGTGGCTCAGATTGCTGATATGGGGCAATTGCCGCCAATGGGGGCGCCTGAACGGTGAGAAAGCCTGAGCAGCATAAAGTTCAAGCAGAATTGATGCAGTCGTATCGCAACATATTCCTGCACACGCCTGATGGTCAGGCGATCTTGAAAGATATGATGAAGGTTTCCGGTTTATACACAATGACCGGAGTACGGCCCGACAGCGAACTCCAGCATATGGAAGGCGGTCGGGATATGGTGCGTCGGATCATATCGATCCTGGCGTTGGATGAAGAGCAAATCACACGATTAGCAATAGGAGATTTAGATGTCTGAAGTGGACGGGTCCGTTGAGACGGGCAACCCTGAAGCCGTTAACTGGGCGGACGGGTTAGACGATTATCAAGAATTGATCGAAGCAAAAGGTTGGAAAGGACCTGGTGACGTTCTGCAATCATACAGCCACCTCGAAAAGGCAGTCGGCGCAGATAAAGTGGTATTGCCTACTGCCGACGCTGATCTGACTGAATGGGAAGGATGGGCCAAGCTGGGAACGCCGGAAGAGGCTGGTGGCTATGAATTGGCTGCGCCTGAAGGCTTCGAAGCGTATGACCAAGGGCTGAGTGATTGGTTCCGCGAAGCCGCGCACAACGCCAAACTGCCGGCGCCGATCGCGCAACGACTGCACGACCAATTTGTCGAACGTATGCAGACGACCTACGGCGACATGATGCAGCAACAAGCGCAGCAGCAAGAAGCCTGGGAAGGCAATCTGCGTAAGGAATACGGCACCGCATTCGATGAGCGTGTGTCTGCCGCCAGAACGGCGATCCGCGAATTCGGAACGCCAGAACTGCAACAAGCCATCGACGCCGCCGGCTTGGGGTCGCACCCAGAATTGGTGAAGGCGTTCGCCAAGATTGGCATGGCTCTGGGCAAAGGTCCGCAATTTAAAGATGCGGAAAGTAGTGGGAACTTTGGCACGACGCCAGAAATGGCTAAGGAGGAAATCTCCAAGATCAGAGCCAACCCGGCACTTTACGATTCAAGCCATCCAGAGTATAAGGTATTGAATGAGAAATTGACGCGCATGACCGAATTGGCCTATGGCACAGAGGTCGTTGCGTAAGCTGGACAACCGATAGGCCCAGCAAAAGACAGTCGGACAGACGACGCTCGGGTCCGCAAGGCGGGTAACCCTTTAGCCTAAAACTTTAACCAACGCAAAAGGAGAACAGAATGTCTGTTCAAATTACCACCGCGTTTGTTGAGCAGTATAAAGGCAATGTCGAACACCTTGTTCAGCAGAAGGGTTCCCGCCTTCGCGAAACCGTTTCCATTGAAACGGTCGTTGGTAAGAACGCCTACTTTGAGCAGATCGGCAGCGTCACCGCTCGTCAGCGCACGTCGCGTCACAGCGACACCCCGCAGATCGACACCCCGCACTCTCGCCGGCGTGTTTCCTTGGTCGATTACGATTGGGCCGATCTCATCGATGATGAAGATCGCGTTCGTATGTTGATCGATCCCTCTGGTCCCTACGCGAAAAACGCCGCTATGGCGATGGGTCGCGCAATGGATCAAGAGATCATCTCCGCTGCTGATGGCACGGCGTACACCGGCGTTGCCGGCGGCACGGCGACTGCTTACGACAGCAACAATACGGTCGATGTCCAGGTCGGTGTTTCGCCGGCTGCTGACACTGGCCTGAACGTCGGCAAGCTACGGGCTGCGAAGCAAATCTTGGACGCGAATGAAGCAGAAGACGACGATCGTTTCTGCATCATTAACGCCAAGCAACTTCAAAACCTGTTGGGCGAAACGGAAGTTACATCGAGCGATTATGCTTCTGTCAAAGCCTTAGTAAATGGGGAAGTCGACACGTTTCTCGGGTTTCGCATGGTCCGAACTGAACTTATTGGTGTGGACGCCAACAGCGACCACAAAGTCCTGTTCTGGCAGAAGATGGGTATGAAATTGGCGATCGGTAAAGAGCCGGTAGTCAAGATCAGCGAACGTGCCGACAAAAACTACGCAACCCAAGTGTTCACTTCGATGTCGATCGGCTCTACTCGTATGCAGGAAGAGTTGGTTGGTTACATCGAATGTGATCCGACTTGATAGGAGGGCTTTGAAATGGCTGTAACCACTCAAAAGTCCACCGAGTACACGAACGCAACTGCGACCCCGCCGGTGAATAACTCCACCGCGGAAGAGCATGGCCGTGTTCGGGTGCTGTTCTTTACCCACGATCAGAGCGGCGCTGGCGATGCCACGTCTTCTGTTGCCCTCGGCAAACTGCCGGCGGGTCGGGTTCGCGTCCTGGCGGCGTCTTCCAGTGCTTATGTCAACTGGACGACTGCGTCTGCCACGATCGACCTCGGCTGGGATGCTTATACGGACCTCAACGGCGATGCTGTCGCTGCTGACCCGAATGGCATTGATGACGGCACCAGCGTTGAAAGCGCCGGCACCATCTCGTTTGGTACGGCACTCACTGCTACTGGTGGCACTAAGGTGTTTGAGAGCAAAGATGGCGTTGTCATCCGCGCTACCTCGCAGGACACCGCGATTGCAGACGGAAACGACCTGGTCGGCTACCTTCTGTATGTCATTGACTAAGGTTCTGGGAGGAGGTTTCGGCCTCCTCCCGTCCTTTTCTTGAGGGGCTGATATGTCATCCACTTTTGTTCAGATCGCAAATCGTGCGCTTACTTTTCTGGGCGCAAACGTGATTACGTCTTTGGATGACGACACTAAAGAAGGCCGCGCTTGCAAGCGTATGTATGAACAGTCCCGCGCTCATATCCTGCGCGACCATCCTTGGAATTTCGCGATCCGTCGCGCCTCACTGGCTGCGAATACGACATCGCCGGTTTTTGAATATACCAACGCATTTGATTTTCCTGACGGGTGCCTACGCATCATTGAAGTCGATACGGAAGAAGAGTGGGCTGTGGAAGGCCGTCAGATCGTTACTGACGAAGGCGCGCCCCTAAACATCGTTTACATTACCGACATTACGGACAGCACATTCTTCGACCCCAAATTTGTTGAGGCGTATGCTATGCGGTTGGCGGCAGATATCGCTTATGACATTACCGCATCCCAGGTAGTCGCGAATAATGCAATCGCCAATTACCGGCAACTGTTACAAGAGGCGCGCCTGGTAGATGCTCAAGAAAGCCTGTCGGCTAAAGAGCAGTCATGGCTAGACGCGAGGAACTAATGAATGTCTCGCGTATCAATCATAAACACCAACTTCACAGCCGGCGAGTTATCTGAAGACCTTTTCGGTCGCGTTGATATCAACAAATACAATAACGGCGCCGCGACAATTGAGAACTTTATCGTGCAGCCTCATGGCGGCATTAATCGCCGGCCTGGTACGATGTTTGTCAAAGAGATCAAAGACAGCAGCGCGCAAACGCGATTGGTAGAATTCGAATTCTCCACTACCCAGGCGTATGTCATCGAATTCGGAAATCTTTATTGCCGGTTCTACCGGAACCAGGGTGTGGTCCTTGAAGCCAATCAAACGATCACAGGCGCGACGGCGACCGATCCTGTGCAGATAACAATCGCATCGCACCCCTTCAGCAATGGCGACGAAATTTATATCGCCAGCGTTGGCGGCATGACGGAACTCAATGGCAAATACTACAAAGTCAGTAATTCAGCGACAAACACCTTCGATCTACAAGACATCGACGGGAATGATGTCGAGGAGACGGGGGAGGCTGCCTAAACGTCAAGAAGAAAAGCGGCGCG